TAACATTGGGAAAATTTGGATAAAAATCTGCCAAGCCTTGTTTTGTTTTAAAGATTTTTTCTACTGTGTTTTCAGGCATACTATTTTGTCCCCAGCCCAAGCTGACGTCCTGTAATCGTTGTTTCATAATTTTCTGGTGTTATAGACGTTTCCACCGTTAAGACATTGTGATAACCCCCTAAGTTCATTTTAGCCGCCATAGAAGAAGGATCACTTAAGTTACCTAGCCCGGTAAGAGTTGGGTCGACATAATAATACATTCCAGGGATAAAGAGCGTGTTTCCCACCAGACTCAAGTTCGTGTCGAAGGGAAATTTAAACTGTGCCATGTCCCCGCCTTGTAAAGCCTCGAAAGTTCTTAAATCCATAACACTTGGAGTTTGAACCCTCGTAAACGTCATATTCTTCAACAAACCAACATCTGAGCCTATATTGAAATGATATATACCATCTTTCAGGTCTTCTCGTAAGTCTCCTTTTCTCTCGGCTATGTCCTTTACCGTTGTAAACTGGATTAACAAATAGTCATAGGAAGTTCGGATAGCACTTTCTTGTGTCAGCCCGTCTAGCAAAGACAGGTACTTTTCCTTAAAAAGAGCACTATTGACATCAATTATTTGTTCCATGGGCAAAGCTTCTTTAAATTTGCCCATCCCATGACCACAAATAGGTCTCTCCGTGCCGTCAGTCTTGCCTTGAAGGCCCGGCAACGTTAGAGACGTGATAGTAGGCTCACAGTTTGGAGCAAAAAAAGTTTCTGACATATCTGCGCCTAGGGCTGGAATTACCAAGTCGCGAATTAAGAGCCTTATAAATAAGTTCAAGGATAGCTGTGATTTTTTTGGCCTTATAATCTTCTTCAAAAACCAAGCTCTGAAAAAATTAAAAGAGACCGGAAACTGTGCTAAGTTGATGCGCTTTATTCTTCCGGCTCTGTCCAAGTACTCCATTGGGCCAAGCAAAATTCTTTTGTTTTTCAGACTATAACCAAGCGAGGTATTGTGCTTATCTTCTGGAAAGTAAGATTCTTCAGTAAAGACAGGATATCCAAGATTTCGCAAGTTCGGAGGAGCTTTCAAGTCCATCTTTGCGACGCCGGCATTTTTGCAAGCTAACTCAATTATATCCCCCAGATAAACAAAATAAAATTTATAATTTTCCCCTGTTGCGTCTCTAACTGAGGTCGCTTTTATCTCTGACGAACTTCCAGTTTCGAGTTCAGACGAAAGCTGCTGTGCAACTGCAGTCCGGACCGCGGGATCACTTGGGCTCACCAAATGGCATCTGTCTATCTTGACTGATGCATTAATCGACGCAGCCCGGGCTGAGCTATCTACCACAGAAGTTGGGGCCTCGCCCGGGGACGCCTCCAAGCCCGTGGCCGAATTGGCCTCGTCGAGGGCGACGGTACTGGTGGCTTGCGGTGCTCCGCGGATAACTTGTTCCACCTCGGCGGCGTCGACGTTAACACAGAAAAGACGTGATCCGGGCGCCATCAAATCTTCGTTATTCCCGTCGATAAGTTGTTCCATAAAGCTCTTATAGATATCTTTTTTATATAATCCTATCTTTTTTCTAAGAAGGGCGCGGAGGTGTCTGACGACGACGCCCATTTCGGCTTTAAAAAAAGATACAACCCCAGAAGAACTACCAAGAAATTTTAAACCTCCGTTTTTGTCTATTTGTAGGCCGGTGCCCTCCATCATCTTCCCCCCTTCTGAATAAGCCTCTTTAAATAAGTCTGCAAAAACTTTATCTGATGTTACAAGCTCTTTTAGTTTTCTTATGCCCGCACATTTGTCATTCACGCATGAAGGACTGATCAGCTCACCACCTATGACGCTCAAAGTAGCGTCAAGCCTATAAATATTAGACATATTGTAGTCTGCGTCAACCTTATTCGATATTTCTAGACCGCCTGCGCCGGCGAACCTAAAGGTGCTGCCAAAAATATTTGCTTGGTTAGTCCCCATAGACGCCTCGCATGAAGCTCTGTAGTTTAGCGTCATCTCGACTAATCCGTCCTCCCTTATGTTAAAATCGTAGTCAGTCACGTTTAGTGATAGAATGAGGTTCATTTTTTCTATATTAGCTAATGTCTTGACTTCGTTTTCTGATAAACTCAAGCCTCTTAGTTGTTCTTTGCTCGGCTGCGTGTAACCCAACAAAACTTTAATTTCATCATGTTTGGGATTGTAACTATCACTTGTCGACGAGTCCAAGCTCGCAGGGGCCCAAGAAACCAAGTCTGAGTATCTCAATCCGCCTTTTTCAGGGCTGGGCTCACCCGGAGGGCTGGCCTGTATATCTTTTAAGCTTTTGAAAGTTAGCACCATCGTGCAGGTAATGTCTGTCTGGATTGGGCCGGAGGCTTCGCCGTTGTATGAGAATTCAAAGCTTTTTAAGCCAACGTTTCTCCAATTTGGCTTTGTGCTCTCGTATTTCAAATAATCTTGAGCCGTTAGCGCGGTCTCAATCCCAAAGTTGTCTGAAAACCTAAACTCTTTATAACACGGAAAAGGAAGCGCGGTCATTGTTCCCTGATTTGGGTGGCCGTCTTCTTCTTGAAACTTTTCGTACACCACTTTAAAGATCCTTATCTTGGGCCTTAACAAAGAAAGAGCAGACGTCTTGATATTGTAAAGCGCGCTCATGTCTGTATTGTTGATGCCTCTAAGACGGTTGCTCATTTGAGATCCGTCGCCAGTTACCTGCCGAAACGTCATGTAATTAAACAAATCCGGGTTTGAAACAAAAAAGGCCGCGGCTTTATCAATATTACGAGTTAGTAACTGCTGTTCGAGATTTGTGTATTCTATGTTCTCGTTACTAATTGGACTTTGTTTTCTTCCTGTTTCTTCTGCCATTTTAATAACCTATATAAAATAAGACGCTTTCCAGCGGTGTTGGAACATATACGACGTCGCCCAGCTTTAAATGAAATTCAGTCGGCTTTTGATTATAAAGGGCAATAACCCACCACATTTCTGGATTTTCATAATATTGATCTGCTAGTTTGTAATATCGATCTCCAGTTTTCCAAACGTGAGTAACGACGTTAAATGTTTTTATTTCTTCAACTGTGGGATGTCTAAAAACTGGCGTGTCATATTGTTTGATACTTTCAACACCCCTAGTTTTTTTGAGATACCTCTTGTATGCTTCATTTATATTAACGAAAATTTCTTGATTTTTATATCTCATGGGGGCTCCTCCAAGCCAGCTGGCGAATCGGCCTCGTCGAGGTGGACGGTACTGGACCCCCCGCCGAGAGCGGGGGCTTGAGCGGCCGCGGCATTAACAGCCGCCGGGGACCCGGGCGCCTCCAACGCAGTTGCGCCGGCGCCGGGTGGGTCGACAGATTCTCTGATTAAACCGAAGTCGTAGGGATAGCTTGAGGCTGCGAATCCTCCTCTCCAAGTACCATCGTTGTGGTCCCATCCCAAAGAATGGTCGTGCACGACTTTCATATCAAACGAGAGTTTAAAAAGCTTTGGAATTAATAATTTTTTGCCCTCGGGTACATTTTCGTCAAAGCCAGCCGCGGCTAAGAGCTGAGATGCTACATTAGCCTGAACACTACCAGCATTCGAGGAATTGACTGATATAAAACCCGACTCAAAGTCTGGTGTGACTGATAAACCGTTGAGTACTCCGAGGAGACCTTGGCCACCCTTGGTAGAAGAACAAATAAGATTTGCGAATCTTACCCGAAACATTGGTGTTGCTGATATTGCAGTTGTGACCTGATTGCCTTTATATGTTGGATACTGCGCAGCAAAAAACCAGCTCAAGTTATTTAAATTGTTTAGGCCCATGGCGACAGAAGAGGATGGGACATTAAAGACAACATTTATGGTTCTACTGTTGCTTTTCCAAATATAGTAAGGATCTGGACGGCCGTAAGGCTGTTCTGCAGTGTGTTCTGTTGACACCTTGTCAGAGAGAGTCTCGATATAAGCGAGAAACTGTATAACAGGTGGATTTTTAATGTGAATTGGTATTATTTCTAGTATAGTGCCGGCTTCGGCGGCGTTGCTACTCTCTGTGTTACTCTTTTTGAATTTTACGTTATTAAACGTATCTTTTTCACCTGCATATGCTGCTTTTTCTACTTGAAAAAATTTAGGCATCTATTATCTCCTTCACTTAAGTGGCGCCGGCTGTTTCATAACTATTTTGCCAACTTTTTTGCCGTCCATCATAATGGTCGCTTTTGACATGTCGACATTTAATCCTTTTTCGAGGGCATCAGCTTGACGTTTAACCTCTTTTTTGATGTCCTCTAGCACTAGTAGGGACGGCTCGGCGGTGTCTGTATCCGCGGGGCGTCCGGACTGTCGGTTGAAAATCTTCATCGCGTCGTCGACGGGCATCCCGTGAGCTGCTGTCAAGGTTTCGAGGGAGCTGGGTCTCATAGCCAATCCGCCGGCTGCAACAAGGCCGGTAGCTGCGCGGACGGCTGGACCAAGGATAGGTACATCTTTTGCGGTGTCAATTAGCGAAGTGACGTCGCCTAGGCCCTTGAGGGTAATCAAAAAAGCAGCCACAGCATCAGTGTTGTTGCCTGTAAGCCTTAGCGATTCGCCAAAAACATTGTTCCAAATACTTCCGAATTCTTCTGCCGGCCCTCGTACATTTTGTACCATGGTGTCCATCCCGCTGACCAGATTAGGCAGTTCACGAGTTAACAGCTCTGTGGACGAGAGGCCGGATTTGATCGTTTCGCTAAACTCACCGATCGGCGTAGGAAGTTTATCAAAAGCGGCCGCTGTTGTTTCTAGCGCGCCGGGTTCTGCCGCCAGCTTTTTTAGATCCGGAAGCTTCACGCCGGAGATATCTGATAATGCACGAGCCATAAAACGGCCTTTTTTTCCAGTGCCTTCTGCAAAAACGCCGGCCTCCCGGAGCTTCTCTCCCAAATATCTTGCTTTTTCAGCGGGGTCCATCATAAAAAGTTTTTCTGGAGAAATTCTTACACCAGTTTCTGCCAGTACTGCATTGAACTTTTGAGCCATATCTGTAGCACCACTGAAAGTGTCTAACTTAAGCATGCTATCATTTAATCGGTTGACGTCGACGCCTGTTTTGGTCGCGACCACCTGCAAATCATAAAAAACATCGTTTGCATCTCCGCCGAAGGCAGCCAAAGTGTCGCCTAGCCTGGTGTAATCAGTAAACATTTGGTTCGCGCCGATGCCAAGTTGTTTAGCCATGTTAACATGTGTCATCGTAGCTTCTAGCGTGGATTCGGTATTTCCCCCTTGTACTCTCGTAAGAAAATCAAAAGTTTTTGAGACGTTGTCATTAGTAACACCAAGCTGACCCAAGGCGGTGCCATAATTAACCATCGCCATGGCGGCGTCTTTGTCCCCATCCGCGACTAATTTACGAAATTCGGCCGAGGATTGTAGTAGGTCCATCATCTGTTTGTTTGCGTTTTCAACCGTCATGCCTGTGCCCGTTACAAGACCACCGAATCGTTCAAAATCGGCGCCCATATTAAGCGCACTGCGTACGTCAACTGCGCCCCTGTTGATTTCTGATAGAACAGGGTTAGCCAGGCCTAGGCTTTTAGCAAAAGAAATATTGGCCGCTTCGACTTGAGGACCAAGGCCTTGTGTTTTAGTAACAAGATCGCCTAGTCCGCCGCCGACTCCGGTAAGTGTCTTCATTAAGTTTAAAGCGACGATTTGGTCTAGATTGGCTAGCCCCTGAGTAGCACCTTGAACAAAGTTGTTGACACTGGTTCCAACTACGTTTAGCGCTCCAATCACGGCGCTGTCGCCTTCTCGCGCTTTGGTGATACCATCAGCGTACGCTTTGTCGACCGCGTTCTGGTCCTCGGCGAACTTTGTCATGAATGCTTCTTGCGTGCCCCTTCTCAATTCCGCAGTTTCTTTAAGGGCATCGCGAATTTTGTTTTCGTTATTCGATCGAAATTCAGAGTAAGCCTTTTCCCGGGCTATTCTTTTTTCCATTTTAACGGCTTCATCACCTTCTAACTCAGACAAGCGCGTACGCATATCTTTTAATCTCTCTGTTTGTGCTCCGAGGGCATTAGTTAGCGTAGAAAACGCAATGTTAAACTCGTTAATTTTACCCTGCGCGTCATCGAACACGTCCGCGGTCTTGCCAGCATACTGCTCAACGGTGTCTAACGCCGCTTGTAGTTCGTCTTTTGTTGGGTTTGTTGCCATAGTATGGACCCTCGTTAAATATAAATAGTACCAAACAACAAAATGAAAACCAGAGGATGCTTACTTATAAGCGTCTTCGACAGCTTCGTTCTCTTTCTTGATCTGTTCAGATAGCTTATACACGAACCAAGACCGCAGGCCAATTGGCAGGTTATAAGCTTCTGTGAAACTCCAACCGCCGTAATATTTTAAATAGAAGAACTGTTCATAGACGCTCTCCATGTATTCTTCACCTAGGCCAAAAAAACCCCGCTGAAAGCGGGACCTCCATTTCTTCTTCGCGATAGCATTTGGGGCACACGAAATCGTCGACAAGGCGGACGCGAGGGGCTAATTTTGGATAAAGCTCTCTAAGAAACTTTGAATCTTTTACTGGCATAGATTCTATAAACTCATTTATGTAGCCCGGATCTGATTCATCGTTTACTTTTGAAATGATCGTAGCAAGCATCGAAGTAACCATGTTATCTTTTGGCTCTTTCTCATCTCCAAATAAAACTTTTTCATCTTGGCCGGTGAGCATTTTTAAACCTACTACAACGCCAGAAGTAGGAAGCTTAATATCAAAAGTTTGTGTTTTGGTGTCGTGCAACAAATCATTTCTTTTAAGAAAAACACTGTCTAGACAATTGTCTTCGATCAGAGCATTTTTCAGATCATATTTTGTTTCTGAAGTGACGAAACACCCGGTGCACCTGTAGGACAAGTCGTACTCCGACCCGTAGCCAGATATTCTAGCTGCAATCAATATCGCATTTCTGTCGCCAATCAAGAGGGTCGAAGGATCGATATCGTCGATGATCAGGCTTGTTAGAAGACGGTTTAGCACTAATCCTTTTTTAATTAAGGACTCTGAAGATATTATATCTTCGTCTTTTGCCGTCATAAAACGTATCTCAACAGTTTCTTGTTGATGTAAGGGGTGATCCTCCGGGTAAAGCTTTCCCTGTGACGGAAGCTCTACAAATTCAGTTGGAACCGCGAACGACATGTTCGTGGCTGCAGCCAAGGGAGACGGAGGGGTTGGGCCCGCGGGGGAACCGGGCGCCGATTTACCTAGGCGCCTTTGATTGTTTCTCATTTAAACCTCTCTAATAAGATATATATTAAGTTGCTAGCGGGAATGGTGTGTTTGAATAAGTCGCATAATCGTATTTGATTGTCAGCTTGACTTCCATTATGCCTTCTTGCGAGTAATCAAGCGCGCCAAAATCAGCGCTAAGGATCCACGCATTCTTTAGGGTCCACTCCTCGATAACATTAGTCGCGTCGGGTATGCCGGGAACTTCACCCGGGTCGGCGCCGGCGGGTATAATAATTCCGCCACCATCCAGTTGCTTAATACGAATCTCGCCAAGAGTACTTGTTGAGCTAACCTTGGTGATGCCCGTAGTGAGCGCCGTTTCGGAGACAGGAGCAACATATCCGGCGTTTCTGAGGGCGTTGTAAAATTTAGAGCCAACGTTTGGGTCGACTGCATCAATGAAATCAATTGTGACGTCGTCCCATGTGACTATACCAGGAAAGTTAAAAGTATGATTTAAGATTTTATGATCTTTGTTACCAATCTTATAACTGGGCTTCTTCGCCTTGGTAACCATAAAGGTTAAATCTGAAAGCTCCGAAAAAGTCACCAAAAACCTAAAAGATCTTTTTGGCTGAAAGCCCCCGGGTCCTGTGTCTGAAAAGAATGGCATCTAATTAATCTCCTGTTTTTCACTTATAACTAGTGTATTGTAAATTTTAATCGTCGAAAGAAGCGCCACTTCTTGTAATAATGAAGTCCAGGGCGATAAATTCAACAGCTCTTGCTGGTTTTAAGAAAATCTTCGCGTAAAGAATGTTTCTATCAACTAAGTCTGGCGTGGTTGTGGTGTCGTCTAAGAGCACCTTAAAGTCTGTCAAGCCTAGGCCAGCCTGCACACCCTCTAGAAAAGGAATCACCTGTCCCGTGAAGCGGTCCCAAGTTTGTTGTACATTCTGGTCAAATAACACTCTCGAAGCAATTCTAGAAACTTCTTTCTTCAAGTAGATTAGAAGTCTTCTGACATTAATCCTATCGAGCGACGAGGCTGTTACCTGCAAGGTCTTTTGACCAAAGATAACGATTCCTTCCGCGGGAAACGATGCAATTGGGTTAATATTAGCATCGTACAGTCTGTCTCTCTCGGCCGAGGTGACGCGTTGTCTTACCCCAACGACAGGTACGCCGGCGGAACCTTCGCTCAGGCCGCCTCTTGTGAAGCCGGCAGGAGCAAACCAAACGGCAGACTTGCGTTGCGCACTTGAGAACGTTCCCATGGCAACCACTGAAGGCGGCACATAGAGTGAAGAATTTGCTGCATTATCACGGATTTTAACCCATGGATAGAATGCGCACCCATAACTTGAATTAATGTTGAGGTCTTTTAACTTCTTAACTGTAAGCTCAACAGAGCCTATGTTATCAGCCTCTTCGTTGTTGTTCTCAGATCGTGGAGTATATCCTCCCTCAAGATCGATAACTGCCAAAGCGTCGGCGCGCTCCTCACATGCATTAATTAACTGTGCATTTATGCTGGTGTTAGTCACACCTGGTATGGCAGCCAAATCAAATTCCAAATAGTCCGGATCAGAAATGACGTCAACCGCTTTCTTTAAACTATAGAAAATTGTATCGTTCTTTACCGTTGGACTCTCCGCAATCTTTGAGTTTCTGAGCGGATCTTTTTCTGTGATGTCGAATCCGTCGAATCCTCCGAACATTGGAGAGGTAAATCTCTTGAACCCGGCGCTGGATCCGGTCAGAATGAACGTGGAGCCGGAGACTGCAGTCCAAGAAGTTCCCGCTGCGCGCGAACCTGATACGTGCACAGAGTGCCCGGTTCCTGGCATTTCTTTAATATCATCCAGGGTAAACGCCCAGGAATATTGCTGGTATGTATTGTTAACCGTTGTTGGATCTGCAGTAGCCGGTTGGCCTCTGAGAAGGTCAAGGTTGGTATTATCGAACCTCTTGGTGCCCTTGACGTTTGCCTGGTAACCCCAATAACATCTATTAGCGATTACAAGGCCCCCTTCAGACGAAGAAACTCTCATTCTTGTAGTCGGCCACTCCAAAGATGAAGTGAACTCCGAGGGTCCGCCATTGAGGGGCCTTAGACCGGTGTGCAGCACACGGTTTGCAGAAATACGTATATCGCCTGTGCCACCTGCTCCGGGATCATTGGTGAGAAGCTCCACCGGGATTGAACCACTGCCGGCTGCGATGATTGCAGCTGCGTTCAGCGATTCGCCAGTTATAGTTTGATTTTTTGGCACCGATGGTCCAAAAACACCGTACGGGTTGAGACCTTCGCCATTACCGTCAACCACAACCGGGTGAACCTCGACTCTCAGAATCGAAGAAACGTTATCATACTCACCATGATCGACAATTCTTTTGTTTGTCTCATCATATGTGTAATAACGGGTACCGATAGCGCGCCCGATATAATTCGAAGATTTCGGATTTAAATTAACGCCAGAGTATTGTTCTAAAACAATTGGGTTATTGTCTGTGTCACCAGCTTTACGAACTTGTAAACTGAAAGAACCAAATTTATTGAAATTGTCAGTTGGAACTTTGATATCAGAGATAGAGACTTTATAATCTCTATTAGCTTGTTCACCGCTATCTAGCGCGTGAAATTTAAACAGCTTTTGCGTATCTGAAAGCGGGCTGAAGTTAGCAGTGGTGTCCCCTCTTGTATCCTGCGAGAAAAACCAGCCGGTTTGAGCAGCGCGCGAATTTTGTTGATGCTTTTCCCAAGAGCCAATGGTCGCTCCCTTTAGAGCGACAATCGCAGCGTAAGTGTCCGCAGTATTAGAAATAGGTGCAGCCGGAGGGTCACCTTCTGCGCGTAGGCCGGTGATTTTTAACTTGGAGTTTTCTGCACTTCGTAAGTTTGACTCGAAAGTCTCGCCGAGCCAGTAAGTTAACCGTGTGGTCGTGGTTGCGTTGATAAGGTCACTGTTTGTCTTTGTTGGGTCAGTATTGAAAACCTTTCTAATAAACTTCTCTGAATCTCTGTCGAAGTTAAATGTCGCGGTTTTAACGACGGCGCCGGTCTCGTCTTTAATTTTTGCTGTGAATTCTTGGTTTGTTGAATTAAAAAGAAGTCCTGCACCCTCGTCGGCTAGCGAACCGGACTGATCTTCCCCAGCGCGTCGGGTACCGGTGAGTATGATTCCACCCTCTTCCATGTACCAAATAGCAGCAATCGTACCGGTAACATCCGTCGTGTAAGACGCAGACGGGAAGACGGCGAGGCCGAACGCGCCGCCGTTGGATGCTAGGGCTGCATTGTGTGTATTGGTTGTTTTCCAGCCGGCCTGTGCTGCTTGTGTGTCTGCGGCGTCGGTTGCGTTTTCACCCAGAACACGATAGACCGTGCACGGCGAGTTATTTCGAAGCCAGGCTTTTACTGCATATGCAGCATAAGTAGGAGCAGTCATTTCGCCTGTACGAAAAATATCACCAGACGCGTTGCCTGGAGCAGGATCACCAAAGATTTGCGTAAATTCTTTATAAGAATTAACCCTTATAGGGCGGTTCGAAGGGCCCTTTTGGAAGCGGCCTACAACAACAGGGCCCATTCTCACGGGTGAGCTTGGAATTCCCGATTCGTCTATTTCGTCAATGAAGACTCCGGGCGAAACAAATTTAAACTTATCGACTGACATACTCTGCGCTCCTTAAATATAAGTTGGCTCAAAAAATATGAGCTTTTTCTTTAAATAAATAGTGTCTGTAAATGACAAACTCCTTTAAATTCTAAATTCTCCGTCATCATCTTCGACGACAATTCTTTCTTTTGCAAAGCGTATTTCAACAGCGTTTTCTCTCCTAACGACTCTTGGTCTTTTTTCGTTCTTGCCATCGCCGATCAAATACCCGAAAACGTTCAGTCCAATTGTGGTTTCATATTTCCTCTCTTCAGATTGATATTTGGAAATATTATTGCCCATTTTATAGTCCTCGTCAAAAAAGGCTTCATATTGATTTAAGTTGTTTTGTACTATAATTCTCTTATGTCCGTTTGACACTCTTATGAACGGAGTCAAAAGATCGTTCATCTGTTCTTGGTAGTCAGTTCTTAAAACAAACTCATAGCCTACAGTAATATAAATCGGAATTGGTATCGTTAAAGTTTCATAAACTATTTTGCTATTGTCTTCTTTCCTGTAAAGCGGAAAATTATTCTGGTTTCTTCTGCGATGCGCATCAGCGTTAGCAAAATTTCTTGTTTTATCTTGCTTTATCACCTTGTTGACGGTCAAAAATCCACCCTTCAGGTCGTTAATGGGGTCGAGCTTGGAAAAAGGAATAACTCTGCTTTTTTCATCTTTCTTTATACTTGTTCTCTCAATTGAAACCACCGGAAGTATCATCCGGCCGGTCTTATCTCTTCTTATGTTATCGTCTTTAATATTGTGCGCTCTTTCCGCGCCGGCCCAAATTACTGGAACTTTTTTAAATCCCTTGTTTGTGCTTGTTTGAAGATTCAGGACTTCGCTAACAAAATTATATACAGCAAAATCAACATCTTCTAATGTCGACTTAAATCGAGGTACATCTCTAGAAGTCTCTTCCTCACTTATCGATTTCTTATCTTTAGGAGCCATCGAACACCCCCTCTCTTGCTAAAATACATGCAGCCGATATTTCCATCTTGTGATCTACCTGACCAAAAAGCTCTTTTGGTTCTTCTAAACTAACAATCTCATAAAAAGAGTCTCCGTAAGAGACAAAGTCGCCTTCGCGAACAAAAAGATCTTGATCTTCAGTCAAGCGTCTTTTGTGGAAATGAACCTGAATTTTTGTCATCTTATCTACGCCGTATTTCTCTGTCGTTGTTTTTTGGCCTTGAAATTCGACCAAAGCGTATACGTGCACTGGCGGCAAAAAAGATTTCACTATAGCTTCTTTGTAAAGTGGATGAAAATTGGTGTGTTCCACGTCGATCGGATAATAAGCGATAACCTGCCCTATAACTCTCTCAATCAGTTCGTCATTAACTTGTTTAACCAGGTCTCTTTCTTTTTTGCCCAAGAACAAGGGCGGAGGCGGCGATTTGGGCTGTGACCACTTGTTTTTTTGCTTAGCCATCTAACATTATCCTTGGTAAATAAAGTATGGGTAGGATCTGACAACATCTTGAGTATTTTTGACCATGTTTTTCTGTATCTCTGTTATCTTCTCATACGTCATTTCGTCTAAAAACTTCTGTAATTCTTCACGAAGAGCTTTTTGTTCTTCTCTAGATTGAGCAGTTAGCTTATCACCGTTTAAAGTCACTTGACTTCCAGGGATTGGTATCTGAGCAAATTTTGACCTGATTTGCCCGAGAGTCTCTTTGACTAAAGACAACGCGAATCTTCTTATCCACTGTTTACCGATCGAATTTATGTTCGCATAAGGGATATTAGCCAAAGGCAAAGTATTCATGTTATTAACGCCGTCTAAACCGGATTTTCGATCGCCCTGATCTTCAAAAGCTCCTTCGTTAGCTTTAAATTCAACATACATTTTTTCTGGGCCTACACTAGTCGGCATAGGGTATATTCTTAACATATTGTTTTTAATTTCATATGAGTAGTGTGAATTTCTGCTGTATATCGCGTCTTCATATGCCATGGCTTGAAGCTTGTTTTGCCATGGAGGAATAACCTCAAAGGTAGAGTCGTCAGCATACATGCCATAAGTTGACATATTGCCTACAGTGTTCATCCCACCATAATAGCCGTAAAAACGCCACATAGCGTGTGGTGTTTTATAGTATACCCGGGTAATTTCAATTTTGTTTTTATCTATTTTATTGTAGAATTTACTACCGGCGTCGGTCGACGCAGTATATATCAAAGCTTGGAGATCGTAATCTTGCTGTCCGTTTATCATATCGATTGAGGCTGAATAAATTGGTACAGTGCCCCCTAGGCCTACGGCAGAGATCGTGTGATCCATGATTTTCTTACCGTAACTAAATTTATACTTTGGAAACTTTAGCTCAATGTTTGAACCGCTTAACGTGTCTGTCCTTTGGCCATCAGAATCAAAAGTACCAGTAGTTGCTCCCAGTGAACTGTGGAGGATGTTTTTTGATTGGTGCACGTTTACAATGTATGAATATTCCAATACGGCTTCTTCGTAAGCAGAATAAACGTTTTTCTGATCTAGCTCAATATCTAGTACATCGCCACCGAGTTTACGGAATACAAAAGTGACCTGCTCTACCGCGCCTGTTACAAAGTTCGCGTCGTAAAGTCCGGAAGAGGTATCGGAATATATAGCGTAAGGATAATTAGCTGCAGTCGCGGCCGCGGCGTATGAACCAGTCGATGTTAACGCGGCGGTCGAAGTCTTTGAGCTTGGTGTTAAAGTTGTTGCAGCCATTCATGTTGCCCCCTACCAATATAATTAGTTAGGAGATGACTAATCAGCCTTTAGACTTTTTTAGATTTACGCCGAGAACTGGTTTTCTTCTTTACTTCTTTTCTTTCGGAAGAAGAAACAACGTCTTGGGTTGCCTGTGCCACATCTTCGACGACATCTTCGACGACATCTGCTACATCTTTAACAACGTCGACGACAGTCTCTACAACGGCCTCAACAACCTCTGCGGTGGTTTCAGCGACAGTCTCAACGACCTCTGCGGCTGCGTCTACTACGTCTTCGACAACATCGCCTAGGCTTTCCGCTACCGAGCTAGCCGCGGCCTTGGCTCTTGCTAACGGATGGTTGGCGTATTTGTTAGCATATTTTGCTGAATTCATTATTTTTCGTTTCTTGCCCATGATGTGAGTC